GTGTTTACACGCATGTTTGAAAAGTACCCCGAGCTCAACTGTAAGAATGACCACCAGAATCGCGACTTTGAAGATTACTGCGCCGTTTTCGATTGTATGATCGATCCGGAGAACCGACGCTACCTCTCCGAGGATTATGCGTTCTGTCGTCGGTGGCAACAGATGGGCGGACAGATTTTCGCCGACGTGACCACGACGCTCGGCCACGTGGGAAACATTCGATTCTTCGGCAAGCTCGAGGATCGTCTCACCGCGTGATTTTCTTGCCGTCAAGTAAGATGAACGGGTTCAGCACGCCGCCGCGTACACGCATCAATAGAAACGGCACCTTGACGTCCGAACTTGGACTTATTCGCCGTAAACTCAACGGAACCAAGAAACCATGGGCCGTGAGTGGAAGCATGGCGATGAAACTCCACGCAAATAGGATCGGCGTTCCCCTGCACAGACAGCCGAACGACATAGACATTGTCATTCGTGCACAGGACTATCACATCTTTATCGGGGCTTTGGCCAGCATCGGCTACACTACAAATAAACCACCGCCTATACGGTTTCAGCATATGAAACTGACCCACGGTCGTTTTAGTATTGATCTGCTCGCGGCAGATTCAAACTTGGCTCCGAACATCACAAAGACGAACATTGTCGTGTACGACAAAACACCCGTCGTCAAGATTCGTCACCTCATCCGACAGAAAAATCGGACTCTTTCAAACAACAATACGAGTGTGGCGCGCCAGAATCGCAACTTTCTGAAAGCTCTCTAGCGGTGCTTTCGTGAGTTGTTATACAGGCGGAGCGCTTGAGCTGTCAGAAGTGTCGCCCGGCGCAGATTGGGTCGGGCAGGTGACTTGACCGCCTTGCGAAAGGCGTTCCGACGTAGTACACTCATAGGGGAGGGTGTCGCCCTGGCTCGGAGACGGGGCGACAACGGCTTCATCTTGCGATTCTTCTCAGCCTTGAGAGCATTCATGAACTTTGAACTGTTGTTGCGATTGCGAGCCTGCCTTACGTGACGGGAGTTCTCCCGCTCGACGGCGCGCCGAACCGCATTCTCGATCTGTCGCTGGGTCAACATGTACTAGAGACACATATTATTCTTGATGCTGGTCGTCACTGACGTACGACCCGTATAACGCTCGAGGAGCTTGATGGCGCGCTCAGACTGGACACTTTCAATAATACGCATCGTACGTTCACACTCTTCCTGTGCATAGGGTCGGTTTCCAATTTCGAGACTCATGAGTTCGGACATGAGCGTGGGTGTCGATGCCATATACCATCCACGCTTGATGAGTTCCTTGGCCCGATCGTGAATGCGAATGACGTTGATCCACTGTGGGCGGGTCGTACGCGGCACGTCCCATATGCGCTGAAACTCATACTCGCACGTCATCTCAATCAGCTTCGTCATGGGAGACGGATCGTGCTTGAGAAAGTCTGGAACGTAGCGTATGCCGAGCGCCACGTCATGCTTCATGTAAAAGAGGTTGCACGAAAAGTCGACGGTGTGCTCCTTGCACCACTCACGGAACGTGTCGTCGTACACAACCACGTCGACGCGCATGTGAACATTTCCGACACGCACGGTACACTTGTGTAGCTTTCGAATACCGGGCGACATGGATCCATACGTGTGCTCAAACGTGCGAACATCGTGTGACGTCACGTCGTACCGAGTGCCGAGCATGCGAATAAACTGAGACACGTCAGTCGTGTCGCGGCTACAGCAAATGTCAAGATCTCCAAACTTTTTCTGACGACGAACGACGACATCACGGACGTACCCACCGAAGATCCACATGTCCATTGAATAGGCCATGTCGATCACCTCCTTCGCGATTGCTAGTCGTTTTTCCATTACATATACAGTGCGCTATATCCTTAAGAACTCTTCGCGCTTGATATCCTCCTTCAGGTTGACAATCGTGCGCAGGTATGTCCGCCGGTTGTTCGGGTACGTCTTGTCCGTGCGTACCCGAACAACTTCCCACCCCATATCGCCATAGCCGCACTCGACGATCGTCCCATCCGGGTACGGCTCCTTTGAAAAGTAGAGACTCATCTCGTAAATGAGACGACCGCGCTCTTGAATGTACAGCTCCCTGTTCTTCTGGACGAGAAAGTCAACCGTGATGTGACTCCTCGGTTTCCACTTGAACATCGTCTCGTGTGTCCCCGTCTGCACGGGGTTTCGTAGCGGCGTGAATATGAGTCCGTCCGTCGCGTACGGCGGCTCTTCAAGCTTTTCAATCTCGGCGAGCATGCGCATCTCCTTCACCATAGTCACAAACGGCGTCTTGGTCAGAATCGTTTTACAGAGCGCGCGCGCCTTCATGAGTCGTTCGGACAGGGGCATCTGCATGAGCGACTCTCCTCGAATCATCATCGCGTCGTGTACCAGAAACACTTGCTTGCCGTCGTTTCGCGTGACGAGCTCACCGTCCAACAGCGTATCCTTGGGCAATGTGTATGTGAAAAACTCCATCTTGTACGATCGATCGATAAGTGCCGCGCGCTTCACACCCTCTTCAGTTTCGCAGCACGCAAAGAGTTTCCGTACGCCATCCATCTTGTGGCACACGAGGTAATCAGACTTTTTCAAGAGCGGAAAGTGGCACCGCTCAATTGAAACAGGCTGAGGTCCGGGGAAACGAGTCGAGTCGTTCGGCTCTCCCCATACTTTATTGACAAACGTCCGGAGTGCAAGGGCTTCGCCCATTCTGTACTTGTAATCAGACGTGTGTCTTCTCTATAAGACTCGACAACACAAAACCTCGGTTTTGAGCGAGCCCTTGATGTCCTAGTTTTGATTCCAAGGGCTCGCCCTTGATGTCCTAGTTTCCGAGACGTACCATCTGCGTCTCGAGGATATTCCCCGGACACTCGTGGATGATGTGACACACCACCTGTGCCTTTGTGAATGCACCCATCTTGATGTTCATACGAATCAGCTGATCGAAGAGTGCCTCGTATGAATCGGTTGCAAGCTTCACTTGAACCTTCTCACCGCGAATCTTCTTGTCGATCGGCTTTGTGTCCATTGCCCATACACGCGCAGCCGACTTGGTCACCTCGTACAGACCGTCGCCCCATTTCTTCCCGACGGACGTATCGAACGTCAAAGCGCGCTGGTGAACAGGCTCCTTGGACCCCGCGAGTGTCTTTGTGCGAAACATGTCCCAGTCAATCCCCTCCTTCACGGCGGGGCAGACCATCACGCGGATGTCCTTCTCGAACGGATCCAGCAAACGTTGGAGCGTCTCCTCGTCAATGTTCGATGCGTAATCAAACCAGAGGATCCGCTCGCCCGTCTTGATCAGCTTCGCCAAACCGGACATGTCCGTGACAAAGTGAATTTCAACATGAATCCCCTTGTGCATGGCGTGCATGTTGATGTTCATGAGCGCATGAAGCGTCGTTGCCGCGATTGACTTGTTACGAGTCACGACACACAAGTGCATTGCTTTAAGTTCTCACGTCGCCTTTAACTCGATCGTGAATGGCATGGCAGTTGTAGTTACCGGAAGGGTGATACCGGACGGTACGCCACTGGACGTGTACACAATCACGGGGTTGGTCGTCGTCGTATATGTCCCCGACACGATGACATTTTGGGTCAAAGGATCGATGGCGATGGACCGACACGTGACGGTCGACCCTGCAGATCCGATTCGAACCGACCAGACGTAGGCACTTGTCGACGAGTATTTGACGACGAAACCATCCTGAGTTCCGAGACGCGTGAGTGACGCCGTACCGATCGTACAGATGGGACAGGTGTACATCCCGCACGCGTACACACTGCTCGAGGCGTCGGATCTGCACGCCGACGGAATAGTCACACCTGACGCGCCACCAATCACGATTGTCCATGCCGTGTATCCACTGAGAGTATACTTATTCAGGATACCGTACGTATCTGTCGTGGTTGGACACAGAAATGCGCTGGAAATGCCAAGGAGACCGGGAGGTGCTGATGCCGCCGATGTGTTGTACAGCACGGCACCATAGCCGCGTACAGTCCCACACGTAATGATGTTTGACGTTGCGTCGTATGTCACGCTGAGCATCTGGATGTTCGAACTCACCTGTTGAGCAAGCATCTGGATGTTGCCGACGCTCGTATACGTCGCCACGAAGCTGTTCACGGTTGGTAGAGTCACGTCGACCGGTGCTGGGTACAATCCGCTCGTCGTATCCGACCGCGTGAGTTGGTAGCCCGAACTCAGCGTCCCGGCCGAATTGAATGGCGAAAACAGGTTGGACGTGAAATAACCAGTCATGGCCGTGAGACCGTTGATCGACGTGGCGATCGACGTCACAAACACGTTTCCTAGGTTTCCCGACGCTGGAGCTGACCCCGCGGCACCCGAAATCCAGTTGAACGTCCCCGCCTTGGCAAACTGTGCAATATATGTGTGTGGCGAATACACGCCGCTCGTCGATCCGTTGTACGTCGTCCCGATGGTCGATCGCGAGACGCCGCTCGTCGTGACTGCAGTCGAGTTGGACGTGAATGCGACATACACATTACCAGCCAGGTCGCTCGACAACGAGAGGAGATTTTTGTACGCCGGCAAAGCCAGTCTCGCATCGGCACCTTCGGACCCGTTCGCAGCGCCGGCGATTGGGAGGGCCCATTGAGGCGTTCCCACAAGCGTGTTGAGCTTCATGAGGAACATGTCGTACGTTCCGGCGGTCGTTGCAAACACCGTCCCGAATGGGGTGCCTGCATTTGCACCCCCGGCAGTCGCGCCGGAGTACACAGTGATGTTCTGCGTGATTGTCGGCGAGTAGGTTGTTCCGGATACGAGGAGATCACCATACGAGTCGATGCGCAAAGCGGTTGCGTTCGTAATGCTCGATCCGGGTCCACCCATGAGAACAACCCATTGTGCCGTACCGGATTGATCATACCGAACGATGTACGCTGTATTGGTCGAACCGGTCGACTTTGTGTACGTGTTGAACAGTATGCCGTTCTTGTTGTAGACGGCCATCGTCGCAGTGCTGAATGTGCCGCACGTGTACACATTCCCGGATGCATCAGCAACCGTCGACGAACCACCGAGTGCACCTGTCCCACCCGTTCCAGTGTAATACAGCGAAAACACACCGTTCCCGGGTGCCGGGAACACCTGGCCCGTCGTGAGACCGTTGATCAGACCAGTCACGGATCCACCCTCCTGTGCCTGGAAAAGCACTTTGCCATGCCCGCCCTCGACGTGAAACACGTTGTACGAGCGAGCGTAAATACGCACTTCACGTCCATAGTTGGACGGTGAGAGTGTTAAATCGTGCTGCTGCGTATCAAATGTCGAAAAATTGAGCGTACCGGTCGCTTGCTCGTACTCGGGTGCAATTGCAAACGAGTACATGTAAAACTGGCTGTCGGGTATGCGCGTATGAAACTCGAGTCCCTGAATCACGCGAAGGTAGAGCGGCGTCGCATAGTCTGGCGTGATGAGATCGCTCATGTCACCCGTCAGACGGAGCGACACGAGATGGTCCGTCCCGCCCGTGTTTGTATAGTCGTAGACGTTCGACGCATTATCAGCCTGGATCACCCAGAAAAGCTCAGAGACGCTGTTGACAAACTGGGTCAGGAGTGAGTATGTTGATTGGTACGAACTCACCGGAATGCGGAACCGAACGAGCTGGAACGTCTGTGTAAAGTACGAGAGAGGTGTCGACGTCATATACTCGCGCTCCGCCTTGGACACGTAGACGTAATCGACAAAAAGGTCAAGCTTCACAGATCCCGTGTATGACATCACATTTGTAAACACGTTTGACGGATTGAACACGACGCGTAGCGTGGGTGTTTCATCGAGGGCGACGAGCGGAATGGTCTTGAACGGCATTTGAATAAAGTAGGATGCCAGATTGCTCGTGATCCCTTTGCCCAGAAGAGTAGTCAAAGCCGATTGCTTCGCCTGAGGCACGGTAATCTCATTGAGCATGTTCATGGTTTCGCCATAGTGGCGTTCGAGCACCTGGTCCTTGTACATGAGTTCGACCCGGTTGAGCATTGCCGTTCCCACGGATGGCTGAACAGTTGTCGGCGCGTCGCTCGGCCACGTGACCCTAAGAAACATCGTGTTGACGAGATCACCCGTCTTGGGAATTCTTACGGTGACGTCGTTTCCGAATGATATGTCCTTGTCAAATTGGACACGAATGGTCTGTGTCGCAAACTGTGCAGGGGCTGCCTGCATCTCTAGTCTTTACGCAGAATATTTTACGATGAATGTGTCGTAGGTACCACGCGCAGCGAGCGCTTGACCACTCGACAGTGAATTGTTGTCGTAAAAGTTGGTTGTGTTGTTGAACGACCCGGTTGTCCAGAGTACGCCAGCGCGTCGATCATACGATACGCCACCGCAGAATGTCTTGTTTGTGTCGGCAATTTCGTCCATCTGGACAGCCCATGCAAGTGCACCTGTCGGTGTATACTTGGCGACGTAGCCGTCTTCACCAAGCACGACGAACGTCTTGGTTCCGCCAAAGGTGGTTGTGCCAAACATGAGTCCGGATGCAAACACGTTGGAAAAGGCATCGACCGCGATAGCGAGTCCATAGTTTGGATTGTTCAATGTTGTCGTGATCAGTTGAATCCATTGACCCGTCCCGGCCGAGTTCCACTTGGCGACGTACGCACACGACTTTGCGATTGCGCCCGTCGAAGCTGCACTGGTCGTACCCGGTTGAGTATAAAGTGCCCATGTCCCGTTGAGTATGCCGCCCGTCACATTGATTGAAAGATCGAGTGCGACCGCGACAGACATGGGCCCTTGACCACCTGCGCCGATACGCGAGACCCACGTCACGGCACCAGCCGTCGTAAACTTGGCGACAAAGGCGTCTTGCGACCCGGTCGAACCACCGATCACTGTTGCCGTGGGACTTGAAACGCCCACAATGAGTGCACTTCCACCTGTCCATGCCCCAACGATGACGACACCAGCGTCTGCGCTACACGCGATACCTGTCGAGTTGACGGTTGACGACGCGACCGCCATACGCGCAGTCCATTGTGGCGTACCGATCGTGTTAAACTTGACGAGGAACCCATCGCGCGTACCGACAGTCGCGGTAAGTGTCGCGTTCGTCGTATTTGTCGTATCGGCGTTGTAGAATGTAAACGCAGCGGCTGTAGGTCCACAGTTGCCTGTGATGTAACACCCCTCAGAGTCGGTCGCGATTGCAAGTCCCGTACACGCGGACGAGGCGGTTGCAGATGCACCGTATGTTGCCCACAAGAGGTAGTACCCACTGGTCGTCACGCTGAATTTAGCCAGGAACATGTTTGTCGCACCGGACGCTGGCGCTGCAAGTGGGAGACCGGTGTTGTATCCGTAGATTCCAATTGCCGCACCTGAGTAGTACCCCGTGATGTACGCACTCGATCCCTGGACTGCAATCCCACTGATTGTCGACGACGCGACACTCGGGTATCCAGTGATAAGTCCGATGTTCACGAGAACACCGGCCGAACTGTACATGGCAAAGTATGAATCGGGTGTACCACTAAACCATGGTTGTATGTCACCTTGACCAAATTGAATATCACCCCCACGGTATGTCCCCGTGATGTGGATGTTTCCATTCACGTCTGCGACAATCTTCTGAGTCGGGATCGTCGTCGGCGTCGTCGTCGTTCCGTCTCCAGGACCTGTACCTGCGCCAATCCCTCCAATCTGGGTCGCCGAGAGGGCGTTTCCAGACAGAGGCAGTGCGATAGACGCCGTCGTGAGAATGTTCGACGTGTAGATCCACCGGCTGTTCGGCTGGTACATGGTTTTGAACGGCGGCGACATAAACTTGAGACCGCCGATCCCATTCTCGACCCGGAGTACGTTATATGATCGCGTGTACACGCGCGTGAATGTGTTTGCCGCTTGGGGCACGGTCATTTGGATGTCACGCATGCGCGCCAAGTTGACGCTCCCGGCCACCTTATTGTTCGCCTCGGGTTCCTGTGAAAACGATACGAGTGCCATGCTACGCTGTGGCATGGACGAGTGGTAGACGAACGGCTCGATGGTTCGGGTCGTCCAATCAAACACCTTTTCGTCGTTGAATCGAAGTTCGACGTTTGGAATGGCGTTGTATGCGTACGGTCCCGATGCACTTGCGGGTGTCTGATTCACGATGAACGCCTCCTTGACGGGTGCATTCACCTCGAGTCGGAACGTCGGTTCGGATGACTGGGTCAGTGACGTCTGACTGACGATGAATTCTTGTGGCTTGATTTCAGTTTTTGAAGGTCCAGAGACGTAGTCGACGATGATTGACGCCTGGATCGATGACGGCGTGATGGCGGTCGACGTATCCTGACGAAGCACGTTCGACGTCCCGAGCGGGAAGCTGAAAATGTACCGACCATCGAAAAGGTTGACATTGAACGTGTTTGTGCCTCCGATGACGACCGCAGTCGAAGGTCCGGCGGACGTTGCACCCGTCACATAGTTGAACCAGTCGAATGAACCAGCGACGAACGCCTTGGTCGTGTCGTACCGAAGGAAGAGCGTTCCGGATGACACGTAAATGTACTGCCCGTCAAACACGGGTGATCGGAAAATCATACCGGCCGTGACACCCGTGACACCGGTGAGCACAAACGTTGACCACGGGGTGGACGTTCCAAACGAAGCTGCTTGTGTCGTATCGTATCGAAGCCACGTCACTGCGTTCGTAGACACCTGCGTGTCTGTGATCCAATACATGTACCGGCCGTCAAAGATGGTTGCCAGGTAGTTTTGTTGGGTGACTGAAAGTGTCGTGCCATAGTTGAAGAGGGTCCACGATCCAGCTGTCGTGAATGACGCAGACGTATCACACCTCAAAATTTGCCGCGATTGATACTTGTCCGTAAAGTAGACATACTTGCCATCGAAGCTCGGCGTACACTGCAAATTGAGATTTCCAACCACGCCGGATACACCTGTCGCCACAAATGACTCGAGTGTCAGACTTTGGGTGTCAAACTTGTAGACGGTGTTCTTTGCCTGTGCCGCGTCGTTGAGCCCTGCATACACGTAGATGAATCGACCGTCCGAACACGCGGCTCGGCGTGTCAGACCCACGGGGAATACCGTGTATGACGTGGTCAAAAGTCCGGTGAACGTTTCGTTGGTAATCACGGGGAAGGACACGATGTACTGGTCGGTCGTGACGGCATACACCTTGCCGTTGATCACGAAGCTCGCCTCGGTGATTGAGTTTGCACCTGCATCTCCGACATTGATAGAACTCGAGACTGCAAAGCTTGCGCGCGGGTTCATGAGTCCGACGGTATTGTACGAAAAAATGTAGACGTTCGAGCCGTCGTAACACGCCGTGTTCGAATAGAGTGTCGGGTTCGGCACCGTGAAGATTGTAGACGATGCGGCGTTCGAAAACCCAAAACCATTCAGGGGCACGTCGGTCGTCGTCAGACGCGAAAACTGTTCAAAGGAGACGTTGACGCGTACATCTTGACGAAACAGGTCGCGAATCGGAATCTCCATCTCGGGCGCGAATGGTAAAGTGATGTAGTACGTCCGGTCCAGCTGGATCGTGCTCGTATCCCCCTTGCCGTTGAGTAGAAGGAGAGCAGCCTGATTCTCGTACTGAATCTCGAGGTCCTGACGAAGGTCGATATACTCGCCTGTCACAACATCGATCGTCTGACCGCCAATCAGAAGCTCAGCCGTCTTTACGAGATATGTGCCGACCGAGTCGATGTAACTCAGACCGGTCGGTGGAACAAAGCCGGGGACCCACCCACTCTGTTCGAGTGTGAATGGTGCAGGGAGACTCGTGCTCGCCGTATACGTCACGATACCAGACAGACCAAACTTTGTTCCCAGATTTGCATCAAACCCAAAGAATGAAGCTTCGGATGCCAAAAACCCAATGCGTGTAACATTTGCAGCGAGCGCATAGGTCAGACGAACACCGTTGTAGCTGACAGACGTCAGGTTGAGTGAGACGGGAACCCATGTACGTACGGCTGATGAATAGAATGCTTGGTTTGATCGAACCTGGAGAAACTCGATGATGTTCCCGGCCGAGTCAAACAAGTAGATGTACGGCTGGAACGTCGTCGAAGTCACGGGGTAACACCACCCATTCTTACGGTAAAACAGGGCGGGCAGGGTACACTTGAGGGTCACCTTGTGCACGCGATCCCCCTTGGCTGGGAGCGTACACGTCGCCGTGCTATTGTACGGAACGATCGTCGTGTCAAAAGGCACTTCGAACGTCTCAAGCACGTAGGGTTCACGCTTTGCATACAGTGCCAAAAAGTACGTCTGCTTGGGCGTTCCTGTGAGCCACAAGTCCCCTTGGCCACGCGCGGCAAGTCGAATGTTTGCACTCGACATCTATCAATAGTCACGGTTTTTTACTGTGCGCTTGACACGCTCTGGAAAAATACCAAGAAGTACCAGGAATGGCTGCAACTCTCCAGCTCAGGAAATTCGATCCAAGTACGATTGGCGATGACAAGGTGTGCGTCTTCATCGGCAAGCGCGGGACGGGTAAGTCGACCCTCGTGACTGACATCATGTACTACAAGCGACACTTGCCGTGTGGCATTGTCATGTCAGGCACGGAGGACGGAAACCATTACTACAAACAGTTTGTGCCCGACCTGTTCATCTACGGTGACTATAACAAGTCGGCAATCGAGCGAGTACTCGCCCGCCAAAGAACGCTCGTTGGCTCCGGACGTAAGACGGGTGCCTTCCTGCTCATGGACGATTGCATGTACGACAAGGCGTTCATGAAGGATACGTGTATCCGTCAGTGTTTCATGAACGGTCGTCATTGGAAAATCTTCTTCATGTTGACGATGCAGTACTGTATGGACTTGTCACCCGATCTGCGCGCCAACGTCGACTACGTGTTTGTCCTGCGCGAGAATGTGATTCAGAATCGCGAGCGGCTGTACAAGTCATTCTTTGGCGTCTTTCCGACGTTTGACATGTTTTGCCAGGTGATGAACGCCTGTACGGAGAACTACGAGTGTCTGGTCCTGGACAATACGAGCAAATCAAACAGGATCGAAGACTGTGTTTTCCATTACAAGGCGCCTATTCGCAAGGGGTTCAGGATCGGGTCGGATTCCATGTGGAATTACCACTCGAAAAACTACAACCCGCAACACCCACCGTCGCTCCAATCATCATCAGGAACACCTATCGTAAAGAGGGGGACATCGGCAATCAACGTCAAGAAGCTGTAAGACGCGTCCCATGACATCAAAAAGTCTCTCCGCGAGAAACAATGGAGAACATGGATTTTGGCTCAGGCGGTTCTACCATGATTCAGTACATTCCGAATGTCGATGATCTCCCACCGCCGGCGCCTGAACCCATCATGGATCGTCAGATGGGCGTACAGACCCGCGCCGATGTAATTCGACCGGGTGAAGTTCCACCGGCTGGCCCGGGGGCAATCATGTTTGGTGAAGGCCCAGGTGCACTGATGTTTAACGAAAAAACTTCTGTCGCAAATAATAACACGATGATGGACTTCTCGACGCCCATCTCTGACGTGATGCCTTCAGCTTCGTTCGACATGGATGACTCGGCGCCAGGAGGTGTCAACTCGGCCGCGTACACTTCACCAACCTCCAACCGTGTGACGGCCGTGAGCCCGGGCATGATTGGTGCGCCGTCGAAGAAGAAGACTGGGAACCCTCTGGGTCTGACGGACGATCAGTTCCAGGCGGCGGTGGCAGGTCTCGCGGCTGTGTTTGCTTTTTCCAAGCCGGTCCAGGAGAAGCTGGCGGACGTGGTCCCCAAGTTTCTGTCCGAGGCGGGTGATATGACGGCGACCGGCATGGCTGTGTCTGCTCTGCTCGCCGCAATCGTCTTCTACTTTGCGTTCAAGGTTCTGAAGAACCAGGTCTAAACAGTTATAAATGCACCGCAATACTTTGTCGGCGTGTTGGACACGACGAGGAGACCGAGCGTTACACAAAGGTCCCGAAGATCCTTGAAGCTCTGCCAGTACGCATCGGTGTGATCGTACTCGGGAACGGTCATGTGTGCGAGCTCGTGAATGAGCACGTGCATAGCAGCATCGACCGACCCGGTATTGTCGATACAAATGAAAATTTCATACCCCTTGTTGACATTGTACCCGATCGTACCACGGTTCATACGAGACGAGTCAATGCCAGTAAGCAACGGTTCATGGCGTCGAAGCGCCACAAATCGCGGATCGATGTGCGGTGTCGTACGCAAATGGGCTAGCAGCACGCGGTACCGCCTCTTTATCTCGATGAGCAAAGGTGGCTCTTTGAGTGTAAACGCAATAACGAGTACCGTAATTGCAAGCACGATGAGGCTGGCGATATACGTCAGTGAAACCTTCATTCCTCCTACTTGCGGAGAAAAACAAACGTCGAGTAAATGTCGGAGATGATACCAGTCCTGCCCTGCATCATCGGCTTCCACGAGACGAGATCAAACCACGGCCTGAGCACTTCGACCAGGATGTGCTGATCCATGATGGGCTCTTCGCGCGGGCCATCTGCATAGAACGGTCCGTCAGTCAGCTTCACTTCGATGTGCATCGAGTCGATGAGCTTCACGGTGTTTCCGAGCGCATCAGGTGATTTGAACTTGGTGATGAGATCAAAGTCGGGGGTGATGCCGATCAGCTTCCCTCCAGGTCGTACGACGTTGGCAATCGCTTCACACGACTCTTCAATCGTCTCCAGAATGTACTGGATTGAAAAGTTGTAGCAAACAACGTCAAACAGGCCGAGGTTTTGAACGTCGTGAATGTCGCCATGGACGAGCATCATCTGACGCATGCCCATCTCGTTTGCACGCTTCTCCGCCTCCTTGAGCGACTCGAGTTCCGGATCGACGCCGACGAGACGTTGATAGCCAACCGACTTCCACTTGTGCCAATCGCCACCACGTCCGCATCCACAGTCAAGAATCTGATCATTCGGCCGAACGTGCTCATTGATGAGGATCCGCTTGCACTGGTTGTGTGCACGACGAATAGCCTCCATCGCGTTTTTTGACTTAAAACAAAAGAGCATGTATTGTTTATATGGCGTCTTCTGGTGGCATGCTCGAGCAGGATTTCCTGACTGTTCCCGGACAGGTGTACGCTCTCATCTCCATCGTTGGTCCTGATCAGCCGCAGAAGAATGACAAGCTGGGCATGAAGATTCGCGGATGCTTCGCGACCAAGGATGAGGCGGCCGCGCACGCCAAGCGTCTCCAGAAGGAGGATAACCTCGTTGACATTTACGTGGTCGACATGTACAAGTGGCTGCTGATTCCGCCGGACCGCGACCAGATTGACGACGTGCACTACCAGAACGAGAAGCTCGAGGAGATCATGTCCAAGTACCGCCAGAACCAGCGCGAGGCGGCGTCTCACTTTGAGAAGCGCAAGCGCGACATGATGGCCACGGCGATCGAGGGGAGCGCGACGCCTTTCATCGAGGCTGGCGACGAGAACTCCAAGTTTTACAGCAAGCCTGACGTGCCCCCCATTCCTCACCCGGCTGAGCTCATCGAGGACCTCAAGAAGGAGTTTCCCGAGGCGGACATGCAGGAGCTGGTCGCCAAGGCGGATGTGCGTATCGCCGCCGAGATTATCAAGCGTCGCGAGCAGCTGGAGAAGGATCGCGCTGCGGCAGCCGAGGCTCCTCCGACGATTGACGCCGGCCCGGCTTCCGAGCCGATCGGTGCCGGTGCAATGGCGAGCGGTCTGCTGTAAATTTCTAAACATACCATAGTATGAAGTGGGCACTTGGGCTTGGCATTGCCGTCCTCGTATTGACGCTCGTGTTTATCATGATCAGGCCAAAAAAGAGTTGTTACGCACCGCCGCGCGATAAAAATACAGTCATGCCGTACGTCGAGAAGGTCAACGACGCGCAAGACAGCCAAACGGAAGTGTTCAAGGATGCAGCCGGTTGGCTCAACATGCGTGAACACCCAATGACGGGCTTTATCCAGGAAGACGCGTTTGCGAATGTCGCAACAGTCACTGGGTTTGGGGATTTTGTAGGTCTTGAATCATCGGCGGGGAATGCACCGATGACTGTCATTCCAAAGAATGAACAGTACGAATACACAAAGACGAGTACGAGCGGGACCGAGTATGGTCAAGGGCTCACGTCACCCGGAACTCCCTTCATTGGCGCAGCACAATTGGGGTCAAAGACTTCCCCAACAGCAGTCCAATAAAAAATGCAGCAAAGACGAGCACGAGGGTCTGTTTCGAGACGCTCTCAAGAAACTCGTCGTGCTTTTGTATCTGCGGCGGAAGGTAATACTCTTCACGCGGCTGTTCATTCATCACCTGAGTCGATCTCGGATCCATCTCCTCCGGAGGCTGAAACATCACTGTCTATATCTTCATCGTCACTTTTAACTACGAATCCGGCAAGATTGCCATCCTCGTCGGCATCCGATTCGCTCGAAATATCATCCGTTTCGCATTCATCATCCGACGTGTGCACCGAAGACTCGTCGGAATCATACTCTTCCGGGGCGTAATCGTCATCACACACCTCCTGCGGCGTGTATCTTACTGGGGCTTTCACGATCCGCCCAGAACGCGTCCTCGGTTGGAAGGGGGCCGGTGTCGCCTCGCTGGCGAGGGGCGGGGTAGTGGACTCCGGGGTCACCGACGATACCTCCTCGGCGCGTGTCCGTGGCGGCATTTCCTTCCTGGTCATCATGCGTATCGTTTAAGTACCTTGGAAAAAAATAAACGCTCTTTCGCTTCGCCGTCGCGTAGAGATCACTCTCCCCTTCAATGCCGAGCCTGTTGGCAATGTCGTCGAGCTTCTCTTGGTGTTCGTGATCGTCTGCGCGCTGAATCGACAAGCCGATGCTACGAATACTCTCCATCGCCGCGTACAGTTGTCTTGCGGCCACGGCCACGTCCTGCTCCTGCTCGAATGCGCGAATGTTTACTTTGAACTCTTGCCACGTTCCGGGGTCGAGACCCGAATATGGGTGCACTTCCCGCTCGTACCGGCTCGCTATCGTCTTGGGGAAACCAGTGTTGGGGAACAAAATCACGAATAGACACAAAAGTAGAACGATCCACAGCAACATTGCTAGTAAGTTCCTCTACTATGCTCGGAGAAAGAATAAACTCCCGTCCGACGAAACCGTTGCAGTCCTCGTCGTGACATCTCTGACAAATCGTATCACCGTAGACTGAAAACCATATGTGATTCGATTTGTGTTCCGTCTTGACATTTTCACAGTACTTGGAGTCTGTCTGGACCCACAAAGCCTCCTTGCCCTTGCGTCCGATGCGCTTGACACGCATGTGTTCCTGACCCGGTATGTACTTGCGTATGTACGCCTCGAGCGGCCCGTGGTTGAGAACCTCAGTCACGGTCGAGTGGGTCTCCTCCTCCTTTGCCCTGATTGAATAGTCCTTGAGGTGGTCGATCGTAATGTCTTCGCACTCACCGGGTGTCCATGGAACGTACGGATCACCCGTCGGCATCTTGTGTGAGCCGATCATGCGTAGACCCGACCCGCCATATACAGACGAATCGATACGCTCGTTCCATTCTGGATCGTCATCCATTTCGAGCAGAATGCGTGTTCGAAACGCCAAAGCTTCGGCGCGCGTGACGAGCGTGTCTGGCCAGTGAATGTGTACGCCCGACTTGACCCTGCCGTCATCCTCGGTACGCACGGGCGGTCGTGATACGATACACCGACCCTGGACGACCGAACACATCTTTTCGAGAATCTCGAGGAGTATATCGTCAGCTAAGGGTGCATCGGCACGCCAATCGAGATCGACAAAAAACTTGAACACGTCCGTCTTTTGTTCAACCACATACACCTTTTGGCCACGTCGCAGAGTTGCAAGGTACTCGACAAAGAACGCCTCGGTGTCCTTGTAGGGCACGTCGAGGATCCCACCATCCATGAGATAGTGGGTTCCGGGTCCATTTGGAACTCTCCACTTGTTGAAGAGCCTCACCATCGTACTTAAGCACTGGGCGCTCCTTGTTCCTAGATGATCTTCGTGCCGCGGACGGTGACCCAGAAGGCTTTCTTGACGCTTCTCAATGCACCCAGCGTCCCCGTTGTTTTTGCTTCAGGGCCCGCCGGGACCGGGAAAACTCTTCTCTCTTGCGCTGTTGGCGCTCAGCAGTTGGCACTGGGGAAAGTCCAGAGACTGATCGTGACGCGTCCGGCTGTTTCGGTCGACGAGCAACATGGCTACTTACCAGGTACGATCGACGACAAGATGGACCCATGGACTCGACCCGTGATTGATTCGCTCAGGAAGTATTTTCGCCCCAAGGATATTGATTCCATGCGTAAAGATGGTGTTGTTGAGGTGTGTCCATTGGCATACATGCGTGGTCGTACGTTTGACCACTCGTGGATCATTGCGGACGAGATGCAGAATTCGACACCGTCCCAGATGCGTATGGTTCTCACGCGTATCGGTGAGGGGTCCAAGTTGGTCGTAACCGGTGATCCTGCGCAGCACGATCGTGGCTATGACCAAAACGGTCTGATTGATTTTTTGACCCGTTTGGGAACTTCGTCCGAGTCGATCCAGCATATCCAGTTTAGCGAGCAGGATATCATTCGTCACCCGGTGATCAAAGAGATCCTCGAAGTTTATAAATATCAATCGCCAGGTACGGGATCATCAGCATGAAAAACTCAAGCGCGCGGCGATCGGCCGGACGCTGAATCAGTTCGAGATCCTGTGGCGTGTACGGAATGTTTTCGCGTTCCCATTGCGCCATGAAACACCCACCGTGCCAAAACCACGACGCGACAGCCATGAGCACGAGCGCGAGATGGAGTTGTACGAGATGTGGTGACCTAAAAAAGATACCAAACGCCATAGTAAATCCAATCACGGCGTGCCAAAACATGTTGAGCCTGTGCTTTGTCGTCATGTCATAGTCCTTATGAATCAGGGCTGCATTCTGGTTCCCGAAGAACAGCGACATGCCTCCAATCATAATGAACAAGTCTCTGTCCATCGTCTGCTACTGTACGTCACGAGATTTACTTGGTCAGCAGGGACCCACCGATGCCACCCTTAATCTCAAAGTCGCGCTGCTGGCTGCGGATCCAGTCGTTGTCACCGCACAGACCACCGGGCGTCATGTCCTTGGAGTAGTATGCCGAGTCTGGGTTGAAGCCACCGGCGACGCAACCCAGCTTGTTCTTCAGACCGAAGATGCTGGCAGGGCCCGAAGCAGCCATGGAGCCCTGGGCCGTGTCCAGCATGGACATGCGGCTGACACCGCGACCCATGGTCACCTGGTAGAGGATGATAAGCAGGAGGGCGATCACAACAATCTTGGTCACCTTCATTTTACCTTAGGCTGGGAAAAAAGACTGCGTTAAAGGATAGAAGTTCCTTTCTTTAATATAGTCAGTATGGACTTGTCGTTCGATACCGGTATGACGTTGAACCTGAACGACGACGAGCGTCGCCTGATGGATGAGATTTCCATCTCTGGTCCGCAGAAGAGTGCCGTGCCTGTGCGCAAGCCAGCCGCGACACGTCCCCTGACTCGTCGTCCACCTCCCGTGCAGGTGATGATGCGCGACGACGAGCCTGGACTTGACGCGTTCATGAATCCCGGCAAGACGAGCGCACCAGTTGCACCGGCACCTGAGATGTGGGACGGTGGCGATGAGATGCCTGAAGATATGGATGGTGGTCAGCAGCAGCAGGGTATGGGAGGCGGTGGAGGCATGCCGTCTGGGCCGAGCGAGGGGTACAAGACGATCGAGGATGAGAAGGCTGATCTGTTGAACAAGATTGCACGTCTGGCGAAGCGTGGCATGCACACGTCGTCTCGCTTGACAGCCTACAGTGACATTGAGGAGATTCGGACGGAGTACAAGCGTTTGACGTACGCCATCGAGGCTGATCGTGCCATTCGGTTCCAGCGTCGTATCCTGGTTGCCTGTGTCACCGGTCTCGAGTTTATGAACAAGCGTTTCGATCCGTTTGATTTGCAGCTTGACGGCTGGTCGGAGAGCGTCATGGAGAATCAGGAGGATTACGATTCGGTGTTCGAAGAGCTGTACCAAAAGTACAACGCAAAGGTGAATGTCGCACCCGAGGTGAAGCTGATCATGATGGTTGGCGGCTCGGCGATGATGTTCCACCTGACGAACAGCATGTTCAAGGCGGCGATGCCCGACATGGGCAAGGTGATGAAACAGAACCCCGAACTGATCAAGAATATGATGGATGCCGTCCAGCGTACACAGGCGGCTCAGGGCGGTGGTCCTATCCCACCGATGGGCGCTTCAACTCGCGGCGACGGAACGAGCGCACGTCGCGAGATGCAGGGTCCAGCTATGCCGCCAATCGACATGAGCTCCATTTTCGGTATGATGGGTCCGCCTATGCCCGCCAACACGCGTGAGCCAGCACCGCGTGAGTCGAAGGATGACGACGAAATGTCTGACATTGTATCGGTCGACATGGGGTCAGAGACGCGTGATATTCGCGTGAATGGTGGAAAGAAGACCAAGGCGAAGAAGCGCGAGGTTTCGTTGTAAACACCAGGGGCGAGTAATTTTCTCCTCCATAAGGCAGGTACGTCATGGGCGTCTCATATGCCCCTTTCGGCGATGATGATCTTCCATCAGTCGTCACGCCCCAAAAATCCCCCACTCGAACCACTCCCGTTCAGAGAAACGTCGGTCCCGACAGCACCGAGTGCAATCACCTCATTCTCTTTTTTGTTCTTGGTGTCTTTCTTCTTTCCCTTCTTGACGGTGTCTAGCCGGGGAGCAGGCTCAGGCTCGACGACGGGCACTGGCTCAATCTCAGGCTCGACGACGGGTGCCGGCTCAGCCTCAGACTCAGGCTCGTCTACAAGCTCGGGCTCGGGCTCGACATCATTCGTGTCCTGCTGAGGACGCTTCATAAAGCCGCCGAGATGCTGAATCGCAGTTCGCTTTTGGTCAGGGGTCATATGAGCCCACTTCTGACGAACAGCAACTGGATCAGGAAGCATACGCCGAAGGGCGCTCCGAAGTTCGACCGGTAAAGCCTTGAAATCTTCCAGGTCAAGCATGTACATCGCCTTGGGTTTCTGCATGCTCATAGCGAGCATCACAAGAGAACATAGGGCCAGAGCAATCACGACGTACGTCGAATCACGCATCTACTGTGAACAAACATTTCCCTTGTTGAAAGATTGACGCAGGTGCTTCAGCTGGCTCCTCCGTGTCCTCCATTGAAAACCCACAATCGGCATAAATCTTCGCTCGTTTACGCCACATCGCATTCATGACGCTCCATGTATCCACCACATCATAGACGAGTTTGGGACCCTCTTGGCGAAGCACACGACCGACCGCCTGTCTGACATCCGAGTGGGGTGTCGCAAGCACGATCGCACTGAGGGTCGAAATGTCGAGTCCTTCGTGTGCCAACGAAAATGTGCCGACGACGACCCGTTTCTTGGCCGATTCGTCAAGCACAGCCTGTTTCATTCCACCCATGTACAGTCCGGCGGTCGGTCCGAGTTTCTCTACGAGCCATTCACAGTGTGCACGTCGATCACTGAGCACAAGCACTTGGTGATTCACAGCCGCGTCGCGAATCATGTCCAGAAGCAGCTCGTTTCGCTCGGGAATCTCAACCAGAATATTCACCATGGATGCCAGACACACTTTGCCGATCCGCGAGACGGGTGGTCCGCGAAGAAACTCGGGGTGTGTGAACCGCGCCTTGATCACCTTGACATTCTTTGACGAGTCGCGGTGCTTAGCAAAGAAGCACGGGCCGAGGAACCAATAGAGAACTCGCGTCAGACCATCCTTGCGATCCGGCGTCGCCGTGAGTCCCAGCGTGTATTTGGGACACATGGCAAACATCGCCTGTGAAAAGGCGGGCGCACCGACATGGTGTGCCTCGTCAACAATCAAGAGTCCGATCGAGTCAAACGCCCCGATGGCGTGTTCGCGCATGCACAGCGTCTGGATCATCGCAATAACAAAGGGATGGTCGAGTTCGCAACGTTCCTGTTGAACTCGTCCGATTGTAGATCCTGGACAAAACTGCGCAATTCGTTCGGCCCACTGGTTTGCCAAAAATTCTTTGTGAACCACAATGAGAGTCCGAACACCAAGACGTGCTGCAAGAGCAAGAGCGCAGACAGTTTTGCCAAATCCGACATCGAGCGAAAGTACTCCATTTCCTTTGTATGCGTCGATCGCCTCTACTTGGATTCCACGAAGCTCGCCCGTGAATGGGATGTTTACCTGGACAGGCTCGGGACGTTGATCGCGCGTCGGCTCGCCAAAGTGTTCCCGGCCGTAAAACTGTGGGATGCACAGGTGCTTACGCGTCTCTTTGAACACCTTGAACGGCGGCGGACGAAGGCCGAGCGCGTTTTCGATTGCCCGTACAGTCAAGTCACGCTTCACGTCAGAGTTTGGCGGGATGACGTAGCCCGTGCGTGTGAGTGACATAGAGAAAAAAGGCGCTGTTTCTATAGATGCGTCTGTGCTTTGTGATTCCGTCGAAGCGAGGCGAGCTCTCGTACACACCCTCGTTTCTGATGAACTGGACTGATCTGGTGCTTCGCTGTGCCCAGAAGGGCCACCAGGTGATGGTCAGCCAGCAAAACACCCGGGCCGAGTGTTTCACGTCGTCGGGGTCAGAGACGTTCGATGCGTACCTGTGCATCGATCCGGACGTGTTGTTTACGCCCGACGAGGTGTTCAAGTTGTTTGAGAGTCCGCACGACATCACCGGTGCACTGATGATGTCGTCCGACGCTGTCACCTTGACGTGCGGCAAGCGTTTCGATGAGGTGGATACGAGCGAGCCGTACTTTGAGACGGATGGTCTCGAGCCGTCGTTTGTTCTGATTCGCCAGATTCCAGCCGGCTGGAACTATGACGACAAGATCAAGGCGCATATCGACTCGTCCCTGCGTATCGGCCACCGGGTCATTCTGAACATCTGATTGACGACAAGACGTAGTACCCACCGGTTGATTCAATCACACAGTCGACCGCCGTACCAACAGGAAGATCCTGAATAGGGGTCAAGCCGCCGACGTGACACATGACTCGATTATACCGAAACGGAACCTTGACCCGACGGACAAAATTGTCCCACTCGAGGTCAAGGTACTTGCGACCACCGATATCGTACCAGGGGGCTTTCACAAGAGCCTGGTACGATCCCACTGGCATTCTTTCATACGGTTACAAAAAAAAGTTGAAGTTATTGAGCGAGACAGAACTCAGTGATGAGTTCACTTAGGTTGTGATAGTAGCGCGCAAGGTCCTTCTCGAACCGCTTGTTCTTGTGTTGGTCGTTGACGTAGAGCCATGCGAGGTTCGCCTTGCTATACTTGGTCGCCTTTTGATTCTCGGTCGGTTTCCTGGGGCGTGCCTTCTTGTCAGGTTCGGGTAGGTCGCTCGGCCCAGGTTGACGATCGATGTAGCTCAGGGCTTGCATACACGTGTCGGCCAAATCATCCTTCTTCTTGTGCTTGTCAAACTCGGCGACCCACTCGGAATTTGTCGTCTCTATGAATCCGCGACACCGATCGATCGATGCCTTTTTGCGTTCGAGGTACTTGGCCCGACCCGGACCCGCCACGTCGGGAATCTTGTGACGTGCGTCCCAAATAATGACGTTTTGGCCGTGACACAGAAAGTACGTGTGCAAAAAGTGTTCGACCGACTTGATCGTTCGATTCTTGTCCGGTTGTTTTTCGATGAGCACGGTACCTGTTGCAAGTCGAGCCCATGGGCGCGCATCCATATGTTTTTTGAGTGACCGAAAGAGACCGTCGGCCGATTGAGGAGGTACACCAGCCACCTCCCATTCGTGAATCTTTTTGGTCGTGGGATCCATAAGGCACAATGCGAGATTCTTTATACCTACATCAATTGAAAGAAGTAACATACTATTAAAGAAGTGAGATACAACTTTAAGTAATGTCTAACGTGTGTTGTTGGTGGTGCTGTCATACATTCCCAGGTCCGTCCCTCCACTACCCTTACAGGTACGACGATCGCAGGAAACACTTTTCGACAACTGGACATTTTTGTTCGTGGGAATGTATCAAAAGCTACGCTATCGACAATGCGGGTGCACGATCAGGTGAAGTCCTGATGATTTTGGCCCTCATGAGGAAACAGGCCAACGACAACAAGTACATGCTCACGCGCCCGGCACCCAAGAGAGTCACTCTTAAGATGTTTGGAGGACCGATGAGTATCGAAGATTTTCGAACATCAACATCGAACGTCTTCGTGACAATGCCGTGGGAAACTCATCTCATACCGATCATTTCAACAACGTCGAGTACGCTCGCACGAACAATCGCCGTCGATGGACCAAAGGATGATATCGTGCTCAGAAGGTCTAAACCTTTAGCGCGCGCAAAAAGTAGTCTAGAAGCTGCGCTTGGTATTACACGTAAGACGAGATGAAGAGAGTGTGCAGTTTTTTCGGATGCGACGAGCCTATACAACGGAGCCCTCGTTGGATGTTTCGGAATGGTACCGTTGTGAATGCACAATCGTACTATGCCGCACTGAAGAGTCTTTCGCGCGTGTATACAAAGAATTTTTGGGCGTCCGAGACGATACCCGGACAATGGGACGTACAGTTTGATGAGGATGTATGCGTCGAGGATGTGTCTGCACCCAACGCATTCGACGCGGTTCGAAATGCACGCTTTTACCTCGAGGCGGATTCAGAGACGCCGAAGCTTATTTACAGCTCGAGCTCGAATAATTAGAAAAGAAGCCCAGCCCGAGTGCAAACATGTATGACGCCAGAACAACAAACCAGGCGGGCAGGTCCATGTGCGCCTGGATCCGAATCGCAGGCATGCGTCGTGGAATGATCGAGTCCATAATGTCCTCGGTCGTCACCGAGTCAGACTCGTCGACGACAGACTCGTCGTCCTCCACCACAGCGGGAACATCATCGTGAATCTCAGCAGTGTCGACCATTTTCTGAATAAATGTCTCTGCTTTTTATATGGAGAACCAGACCGTCGTCATCTTGGCACTCATCGCGCTCATCGCATGGCTCATCTATGGCCGGGACCAGCGTCGTCAGCCAGGTCGATGGGGGTACGGATACGAGGGCCCGCATTGGGGACCGCGCCCAGACTGGCATGGACGTGGTGGTCGGGATCACCACGGGCCCCATGGCCGGGACTGAAAGGAGGTTTTGTCTCCACCGGACAATGACACTCTGACGCTTCTGTTAAAGCACTCAACCCCCCGTCTCACAATGGAGCCTCTGCGCACGTACGCTGTTGAGCAGATTGCCGAGATTTACAGCCTTCCCGTGACCAGTGCCAAGGTTCGCAACACGGAGATTTCGATCCAGAACTGGGTCTACGCACACACGGCCAACCCAGAGGAGAATGCCTCGTGGGAAAACCCGCACTACCGGACGCTCTACAAGCAGCGCCTCCAAAGCATCCTCTTCAACCTGCGCAAGAATCCAGCGTTGGTCGAAGCGGTCACACAAACCAAGACGGTGAACCCTGCCGAGATTGGCAAGATGACACCAGATCAACTCTGGCCAGATGGGCCGTACGCCAAGGCGGTGATCAAGAACCGCGAGACTGATCTACAGAAGCAGATGCTCAAGGCGAAGGAGGATGACGCGTACGAAGGCTTGCTCACATGTCCCAAGTGCAAGGGGAAGAAGACGAGCTACTACCAGATGCAGACACGCAGCGCAGATGAACCAGCAACCAATTTTTGCAGCTGCGTCTGCGGACACCGATGGCGATTCTGTTGAGTAATAAAATCTTACGCTATACTAAATGTCTCAAGTTATCGGCCCTCTCGGCACCATTGCGTTTAGCTCGATTGTCCTCTCGTGGATCCTGAAGAATGAAAAGAAGTGCGAGTGTGGCCAGGATTGGCGTCGCGACTATATCAAGTACTTTAACATTGTCGTGATTGTACTCATGGTTATGAATCTGACGGCCCGCTCGTTCTTTCGGCAGCAGATTCTGGGCGCTCTGAACAAGCCCCTGTTCATGAAGGGCCTGTTGGGGTTCGTGACCGTATATGGTCTGGCAGCCCTGGTCAACGTGGGATCGATCCTGACGTATATCCCGGACCTCAAGAAGAAGGGGTGCGACTGTGCGATAGAGGATGATTGGCGCGACAACTTCATCTTCTGGTACATGATTATCGGGCTAGTGCTCGCGTCCACCATGGTCCTCGTGGCTGCCGGCGCAAAGTAAATTGCTCGACCCTAGTATGCCGCGCAGGAGGGGTTTCGAAGACAAGAAGCAGAGGATCCAAGAGGTGTGCGAAGAGCTCGAGTGTGAACCATGCGAGGCGAGTCGACGTGAAATCATCAAACTTGAACAAAAACTTCGTCGTTCAGAGAGGCTTAGAGCTAGAGAGGCTAGTAAGAATAATGAGCAAGTGTGAGCTGTTACTTGACGCACTGTCTCGTTTTTTTGATGTCCCGCAGCACCGCGAACAGCTTATAGATATTCTGGGTCACCGCAACGGCATTTCGCTGCGTAACCTCGAGTGGTTCGTGACCAACTATTCCAAGAACCAACACGTCACGTACATGACACCGGCCGGTCGCCAGTTTACCGTGCACGTCGCGTACAAGTCGAGTCTGGATGGATATTCGAAGAAGCTCTTTGATCCGTTTTGTCGTACGGAGCGGATCGAGTTTCACGGCATGACAACCACCGTCGCCCAGCTCAACTTCATTCGGTGGTGCATCACCAATGGCATCATCGAGTATATGACTACGAAAGAAGTGTTGCGTAGCCGCCAGACACTTCAAGCGTCACGTAGCCGTAATAGTAAAGGTGCAAAAGGTACTGACTCGCAATTTGAGGGGTGTATGTGTCTAGGAATTTGATGTCGAGGTGGGTCGTCTGCGAGTTGAGCGTCTTGAAATCGAGCGCACCCTCTTGCGTGTACTCGGCCGGCGACTTGCCGAAGCAATACACATACAGGTTCTTTGAAGGCACGGTGAGTCCGTGATCGAGTGGCTGTTTGTACGAATAATAGAGCCCGCCGGGAAAGTTGGACAGGACGTTCTGATTGTTCAGGTAGAGCGTCGCGTACTCGATCGTGTCAATGTAGCGCACGTTTGCCCCGTTAAAGAATGTGACGGGTGTTGCAGCCTGAATGTACTTTGTCGTGTAGCCGTAGGCGTATCGCGAATCGTAAAAATTACTTTGTTGGGTTTCATACTGTTGATTTCGGACAAACCACACCATCATCGTCACTGGGTAGTTGGCAGTCAGGTTGAGCCGCATCAGACCATTCTGATACGGCTGAACCGCCTCGGACCAGACGCGCGGGACGTTAAACTGAAGCTTCGTGTTTTGGTAGTACAGACGCTCCTCGGGTGTGAGGAGGATTTCCTCGATGAGAAGGCGAGGCTCGAGTATGTCGATGAGTCCGTTCGAGACGTTTGTCGCTGCGTTGGTGATCCACGCCGCAGTGTTGAATGTGAATCTGATGGTGATGACCGACCGCGACACGGCGCACATGGGAAAGAAGGGCTTCTCGAGCCGCTCCTTGACTTGGTCGCTATGTGTGTGACGTCTGCAAAAGAAAAACTCGAGCGGGATGATCAGTTTGACCGGCGTGTCAGCTGGGACGTTTGTGCCTTCGGGAACGCCACCACTCACCGCCTTGTAGACGGCGTCGCGTTCGTCGGCATCCAAGAAGAGTTGATCGCGAATGACGTACCAATCGTCTGTGATTGTTTCGTACGGCAGACCATCCACGAGAAACTCAATTTTATTAAAGAGGGCTCGACCAACGAGCTCGCTGTACGAATAGCCATTCGGAAGGGCTGGCAATGTACACTGGAGGTACATGTTTGAGATGAGATCACCCATTTCGCGTGGAAAGAGATCAACTTGGGTCACCGATCCAAGGTAGGTCCGACTGGTCAGACGGAGAGGTACGGAGAGACGCTGTGTCATGGAGAATGACGTGTATTGCTTAAACTTTGGAAGCCACTGCGACTGACCACCAAAGAGGTACTTTTCTTGGGCACCGACAGCCGCCATGGACAAGAGTGCGCCCGTCCCTGCACCCCGCTCGACGATTGTTTTGAGTTCGTTCAAGCCTTCGGACGTTGCGACATTCGAGTTGAGTTCGCGAAGTTCCCCGAAAACACCCTTTATCTTGGACGCATCGTAGGCGCTCAGATCGTACGACGAGAGTCCGAATGACGTGGTTGCGTTTGAAAAAACGTTCGGAACGTAGTTGTTCGACATTTGTGACAGTGTCAGACGCATGATTGAACTCGGTGCCTGGATGTAGTTTGACATGTCCGAGACAACCACGGCGTTCGACACAAAGGGGAACGAAACTGCGGGCGGCCCGGCGTTAATCACAACGTCACCATAGACGTTGGATGTGTACACGACGATCGTCACATTCCCCGAAATACCAGAGAGACCCGAAACTGTCCACCCCTTTCCAATATCGATGCCGGGTGTCGGCTCGGTAAAGTACACCATAAAGGATCCATCCTTGACCATGGACGGCCCGTAAAACCCGAGGACCGACGTCGTCTGAACGACAGTCTGCTGGACGGGCGCTTCGACTTTCGTCACGACGATTGGTTCGAGCAACTTCCCCGTTCGTTGGTTGATCGTCGTCGAGAACGTGTACAGTGCATCGGCAACATCCTGTTTCGTTTGGGCCGTTGCAATCGTGTTGCTAAACAGCTGAGCAGCCGTGCGCGTGTTTGCATCAAGTGGCGCCGTTTGAAGATATCCTAGTGTCGCATCGTAGATGTTGGACACGGATTCTGTGTCATCTGCAATGAGCTGCAATATGTTCCCTTGGAGGTCCATAACTACAACGTACGCAGATTTTGTTTCCATAGGTCTGACACGCTGGTCTCCTCGAGCACGCGAATCGCCTCGCGGTATTCAGCTACGCGCTCGATGAGTCGCGCCACCTCTTCGCTCGTATACTCGTACGTCTTTGTGTTGAGCAACTCCTTCGGGTACCCCTTCCCGGCCATGGTTGCCTCGAGCTGTTCGCGTGCCACCTTGAACACGACGAGCCGACCTTCAATCACTTCGCGAACAAACTTCGCCTTGAGTGACAACGTCTCGCACTCGGACGCCATCCGCTTGAGCATGTGTGCCTTACGCATGGCGTACACGCGCATACGAATCTCGAGGTAGTCGCACAGAATCTCCTCCGGGCTCGCATACTTTTTGATCCCCTTGGGCGTGATCAGGTACATGTTCGACGTGTGGATCGTCTTGGTAATCTCGGGCGCCTCGTCACACCACACCTTGAAATCGGGTTGCGTCTCCGTCGAGTGATTCTCGTACTTTTGGACGGTTCCCTTGTCGACGAGCTCGTCCAGGTGCTCCTTCACATCCTGGATCCACTTGCCCGGCGGCAAGTCTGTGATGCGCCATGCTGACCCCTCCTTTGTGACGACGCCACTCAGGGTCCACGAGTGTTCAGCCTTCTTTGTCACAGTCCCCGTAAACCCCTTGAAATAGGGAACCATCGGAACCATCGGTTTGTCGTCGAGCGCGTGTCGAATGTTCTTCATCAGATCCTCAAGCTTGTACGGCGGGACGTACGACGAAAAGCCCGTACCGATCCCCTCGGCGCCATTCACAAGAACCATGGGGACGATCGGTGCATACCACTCAGGTTCCACCTTTTGGCCATCCTCCTCCGTGTATTTGAGCACTGCATCGTCATCGCTGTTGAAAATCTTACGCGTCTGAGGTGCCAACCTTGTAAAAATGTACCTGGACGATGCAGCATCCTTTCCACCCATAAGTCGCGTGCCAAACTGACCGCTCGGCTCGAGCAGATTCAGATTGTTCGACCCGACAAAGTTTTGTGCCAAACCGACGATCGTGCCCTGCAAAGACGCCTCGCCATGGTGGTACGCCGTATGTTCGGCGACATAGCCTGCAAGCTGTGCCACCTTCATGT